GTTTCAAAATCTATTTTTGTTTCATCGTCTTCACCAATCTTAACATCAGTTGCTAGTATTGATGTAATTCCTGTTTGTGCAGCATCTACGTTTAATGTGTTAGTAGATAACGATACACCCGTTCCTGCTGAAAAAGCAGTTTTAGACATTGCTATTGCAGCACTAGCATTAACGTCAGCGTTAACAATAACACCAGAACCAATGGCTGCTGTTCCGTTTGCTGCTATACTTATGTCACCAGATATTGCAACAGGATTATAATTTGTACCATCTCCGATGAGAGCTGCGCCACTAGTGTTTGTGTTTAAAGTAATGTCATCACCTGTAACAGTTAAATCACCAGTTACAGTTAAGTTACGTCCTACTGTTGCATCGTTGTTTGCATCTTCAAATATTAATTTACTTGCTGGTATTGTACAGAAAACATCTTTTGTCCCTGCTGCAAAATCAACAGCACTATCACTATTAGAAGAAGATATTACAGTCGTACGTGTAAGATCAGAACTATCGCCGTCTAGCGTGCCAAGACCTACCTCAAACTCTGCAGCTGTTTGGTGAACAATGCAATAATAAACTGTATTAGAATTACCTATGCCGGCAGCAAAAGTTTCAAAGCCAGTGACTGCACCAGCAAGAGATACAGCTCCTGTTCCCGTTGTGGTAGTTGTTTCTTTTACCCTATCATTAATGACTAAAGCCATTTATATTCTCCTATGCTAATCTCAATATAGCGTTACTTGCATCAGCTGCTGGAAATTGAATTGTGAATGTTCCTATTATAAATCATAGCTCCTCTTGCAGTGATGGTAGCTGATGTAAAAGATATATCAGCAAAATCACAAATAGCAGTGGTACCTGAAGTTGTTGGCGTTACACTGGTTAATGACCCTCCACCCGACGAATAAGATCCTGAATCGGAAACTTCATTAGATGTGGTAAAAGCAGTGGTTGAAGCATCTAGAGAGGCAGAACTTGTATACAACGCAATTTTAAAAGTGTCTTGCCCATTAGTAAAGTTATGTCCTTCAACAAGTAATTCTTGTTTAAAACTTGTGCATACAGCTTGTGTTATGGCCATGTTTATTCTCCTCTAGTATTTGTTTTAACAGATTGCATAGGGAATTTAAGTTCTCCATGCATGTACTCATCTCGTCTATGTCTACCAGTTTGCTCAACTATAAGCTCTTGCATAGCACGTTGATAAGATTGTTCATATAATTGCAGCATTTCAGCTGGTCCCTTCAAGAACTTGAAGGCTTCTGCAAGACATCCATAAAGCAACGCCATTGGGGCATTGTCTCCCAACCATGTGGTTGTGTTAGAACTAGATAGTCTTGTTGGTAATCTAGTAATTCCTAACTCCACGTTATACGCTGAATCCGGCGTAGGAGCAAGATAAATTGTGTTTTGATCCCACCATGACCAGTATCTTGGTGTGCCTGTAGCAGTTCTGTCAGGCCAATATTCATTCATGTAACTAAGATCACGATGTTCTAAAAAATCTCTTGTCGGTGTTCCTGATGCAGGGAATATGTGAACTGTTCGTATTGTAGCAAGTGATGTTGGGTCTGGTGATGTGCCACCAGGTAATGATAAGAATGGATTGCTTGAAACAAGGTTAGCTGATTGATGTGATTTAAAAGCATCTAAATCAGCTTCTTTTAGTATTCTATTTTCTGTGTGTTCTATAAAATCATTTGTAATAGTAGACGTTAATACATCAGTGCTTGTTTCTGTGTAGTCTAATATCTGTTGTGTTAATTGTGCGTATGTAGTCATTAGTTACTTAATGTTGCTGGACCAGAAGACGTTTGTCCTCCTCCACCATTTCCTGTAATAGATGGTGATGTCGATACAGTAAATGTATAAAAATCATCATCTGTTTTTGTTATACTAAAACCAGCTTCTGCTTCTATTTCTGATTTAGATGCACCAAATAAATTACCAGACACAGTTCTAAATCTAACTGTATCACTACTAGATCTTTTATGTGCAGGTTCAAATACTGTTACTGTTGTACTAGAAGCTGTAAATCTAAACGGATTTAAAGGCAACAATCTTTCTGTTGCATTTTCTGTTCTTGCTGGTCTTGGAAATTGTAATGCTTCTGCATCTGGCGAATGCTTGTTAGGTCTGTCCTGTGGTGTCTTAGGTTCAAATTCACTTTTGTGAACACGTGCACCATTCCATTCCACAACCATTTCTGTGTATGGGTATTCCATACCACTACGATCAGAAATAAATTTAGCATGTTTACCTATTGCATAAGCCATTTAGTTTACCAATCAGTTTTATTTTTACTAGACCAATGATACTTACCACCTTTAGTAGCTGCACCCATACCTTGAACTGTACCGTGTATCTCACCTTCTGCTATAGAAATAGTTTTTTCTTTTTCTTTCGGTTTAGCAGTAGGTA